CGCGGAATTCTTCAACCCTGAGGCGCGTCAGCCTTCTGGCAACGGACCCCTAATCACAAGTGCGCCCGAACCCGGCTGGATTCGCCCTCCCATGGGTGCGACATTAGGCGGCAGACGCAATACACGTAGAAATCGTAAGAGTGGTGGCTTTGCCCCGGGTATCATGGGTAGCTTTGTAAGCAATGTCCACTCTGTTGTAGTTCCCCTTGTTTTGGCGGGCATCTACAGCCTGCTTGGAAGCAAGAAGACTGCGAAGAGCCCTGCTAAGCCTGCTAGCAAGAGCAGAAGCAGTCGTCGCTAAACAATAAAATTAATATGATAAAATTAATAAATTCATAATGAATTAATTTTAGAAACGCGTTTTTTCAACAAGACCCTGCCCTCCGGCACCCTAAACCAAACCGCGTTCAATCTGAATCAGCGCTTAAACGCGCGTCAAGAGTTTGGATTAGATAAATGGACCCGAATGGCGACTACCTCTTCCGGATTCGAACAGTAAAAGCCGCGCCCATCCGTACTTTGTCAGAGGCTCTCAAGGAAATCCTTACGGAGGCAAACATCGAAATTGACCAGAACGGTCTAAAAATCATGGCTATGGACGGCACGCACACCGTGTTAGTTCACCTGCGGCTCCATGCTGACCGGTTCGATGAGTACAAGTGTCCTCAGAAGTATATCCTAGGCATCAACATGATAAACCTTTTCAAGTTAGTCAAGACGATGTCTAATAACGACTCACTGGTCATGTTTATGGAGAAGCGTGATACCACAAAAATGGGCATTGTCATCCTCAACGGTGAGAAGCAGATGGAAACAACATTCAACCTCAACCTGATTGAGCTAGATATCAATCCTATTGAAATCCCGCCAGTACAGTTCAGCGCCATTATTACTATGCCATCCTTGGATTTCCAGAAAATCATCCGTGACATGGGCACGCTAGGTGAGACAGTTGAAATTACAAGTGCCTCCAATCAGCTCATTCTCAAGTGTCGTGGCGATTTTGCTGAGCAGGAGACAGTGTTTAGTGTAGGTCAGGGCATGACAGTTTCCAAGTCCCACAGTGAAATTGTACAGGGCAATTTCCTTCTGAAGCACCTGGTCTTGTTCACCAAGTGCACATCACTGTGCTCCGATATTTCTATCTACTTGAAAAACGACTATCCTATTATTATTGAGTATAGTGTTGCTGGTTTGGGTGAGATTAAACTTGCCTTGGCGCCGGCACCGTCTAAGCAGTCTCATGGAGGTAAGTAATTAGCGCTTCCTGCCAACGACTGTGGACCAGCCATCGGCGTCGGTAACTAAGCCCTGGCGGCTTACAACAGGCTTCTCCGTTTGCAAAACAGCAAGGGGCTTCTCTTGTCTCTTCCTTTGTCTCTGCTGCTTCTGCTTCGCAAGAGCAAATGCAAGCATCTCAGCCGTTTCCTCCTTTTGCTGCTTGTAGTCCCACCATGCGTCCAAGTCGCGTTCCCGTTGTTCGTCTCTGTCAAGTCGTGGCATTTTGCTTAGGGTTCTGAAATACTTTTTTCCAGGACCGTAACCAAATAAAATATAACTACGCCATTTCAATTTTTCAAATCAAGCGCGTCAAAAATTGACAAGCACTTAAGTCACAATCGCCTATTAAAAACAAGAATGACCACCCCTGCTGAAGATGTTCCCGCTAAATTTCCCGCTGGACCTTGGTCTATGTATTACCATGACCCACAGGACCAGAGCTGGTCAGAGGAGTCGTATAAGAAGGTTGCCACATTCACAGAGTACAATGTTCTCTGGTCCGCTGTAGCCTCTATCGGCACGGAGAAGTTTAATAACGGGATGTGGTTCTTCATGCGCGACCCTCATCCGCCACTTTGGGAGAACCACATGAACATTCGCGGTGGCTCTTACTGTCTCAAGGTTACACAGAATCTATCATTTGAGCTCTTCCAGCGCTACATTGCTGCAGCCACTCTGGACCAGGTATCCAAGAACCCTGACAACAAGATTGTGGGTATTAGCATCAGCCCTAAGAAGGGGTTTCATATCATCAAGGTATGGAACAAGGATGGTAACCGTGGCGATATTAAGGACCTGGCGCTTCTTGACGAGTCTATCAAGGCAGCAGAGGTGCTGTATCGCCCTAATGTGAACCAACGCATGTAAATTAAAAAATAACAACCCTGTAAATTTATATTGTGATACTATCACCATATAAATAAAATCAAATACGCTTTTTTAAGAGCGTCTGGTACTGCGTCTATTACGACGACTTTTGCTACGTCTGCTTCTTCTGCCGCCACCAGCAGTTTGTTGGTATTCATAAAGCCTTACTCCAGATAAGTCAATTATGAAGTCTAAACCACCTTTATCAACATAAACATAAACGGTGTATTTTTGACCGTTTTACTCTTTACATAGCATTTTCTTACAGTTGGTTTATTATCAGTCCAAAACCATTCTGGTTTAGGTTGATTAGACCAATTATTAGCAATAGGAACAACATTATAGTATTTACCAACTTCCATTTCTACTTACCGTCTAGTACCGAATTTAAGAACTCCCTTAAAAGGAGTTCTTAAGTTAGGTACTGACCTGGTTACTATTATACTAAATTTAAGTACCCCTCAGAGGAGGGGTACTTAAATTTAGTATAAGACGTTAGAATGGCTACAATCAAATGGGCAGAAAAAAATCCAGGGCGCCCGCGTACATCCAGAGTAGAACTAACAAAAAGTGACGGAAATATATTCATTTTACAAAGTGAATATACAAATCACAATAACAATACTACTATACCCGGTGATTGTATTAATGTTACAAGTTCATCAAAACCAAATGAGCCTTATATTGGTAACGTAGTAGCATTTAGATTTAAAGGACAAAATGGACCACCTGAAAGTATTTTTTGGAGACGGTGGAGGGGTACAGAATGGGGAAGTCAATATGAATTAAACCCATCTGATTTTGATAAAATTAGTAAGGTTGATTGTCCTGTGTTTACTCCTGAACAAGGCGGAAAAAGGCAAAATCGTAAATCAAGAAAACGCAACTCTAGAGCGAACCGTCAAAGTCGTCGTCGCCAGTAAGAAGAACGTTTGTAACAAATACGTGTAAAATTGATATATGGACATGCTTTGTTTTTATATCAAAAAAAGTTTTATAATGCCTCTATCAATCGGTGAAGGTGGTTCATTAGCATGGCAGCGTCTGGCTGTCGTAAATCAGCATCCGCGCGACCTGCGCATTCAGTTCAATGAGGAGGAGCATAGTTATGCTATTGACGGGTCAAAGATTGGCTGGTCTTCCTGTACTCAGTTCCTACACAACTTCTTCGGACATTTTGACCCTGATGCTATCATCAAGAAGATGATGAGCAACCCTGTCAAGTGGAAGCAGAGCAAGTACTACGGGCAGACGCCTGAGCAGATTAAGGCGGGTTGGACTGCCAACGGTGAGGAGGCTTCAACTGCAGGTACGCGGATGCACCTTGACATTGAGTACTTCTACAACTCTAGCCACTTTGAGGCGCTTTGGCGCAAGAAGAAGGCTGCTAAGACTCTGGCGATTGAGCCTGCTTCCTTTGCTGCGTCTGTAGAGGCGATGAAGAATGATGACAACTGGACGCCTAATCTGTCACCGGAGTGGTCAATGTTTGAGGCTTATCAGGAGAAGGTTGGTTCTAAGATGATTCCCTTTCGTACGGAGTGGCTTGTCTTCAATGAGCGTATCAAGGTTGCTGGGTCCATTGACATGCTTTACATGAAGAAGGATGGTACGTATGCTATCTATGATTGGAAGCGTGCAAAGGAGATTAAGATGGAGAACCGCTACCAGTCGGGTCTGGGTCCGGTCATGCATCTTCCTGACACCAACTACTGGCATTACAGTCTTCAGCTCAACGTATATCGTATGATTCTAAAGGAAAAGTACGATATGGATGTGAATGAGCTTGCATTGGTCATTCTTCACCCCAATCACCCCACCTTTCAGGTGGTCAAGGTGAACATCATGGAGGATGAGATTAATGCAATGTTTGACTGTCGTCTGCGGGCTCTAGCCCGCCCTGGCAATGATGGAACGAATCCCATTGTTGTATTTGAGGGTGAGGAGGAGCTTGACCTGGAGGCTGAGCCTGCTGCAGTTGCTGCTCCAGCTGCTGCAGGATGGCTAGGTTCAGACTAAACAATATCATCATACTTCATTGGTGCCGCAGTATCAAAGTAAGATGTAATTACGCGGGGCAAGTCCTTTAATAACATTGGCTTTGCACTGGAAAGTAAAACTTCTGGCGCATCGACATAGAATACAATAATATACCCTGCTGTTTTTTCACTCTTTATCCATCTAAATACCTTTGTAGAATCAGTATCATAACTGTAACGTGTGACGATAACATCGGTATCAAATGCCGATGAAAAGCACCACCAGTCGCGGTCGTTCCAGTTAATTGGGTCAGCCTCCTTCAGTCCCTTCTTTTTTCTGACCACTTTGATTGCTTTCTCTATTTCGGCGTATTTTTTACCTGTCCAGACTACTAATGACTCACGGAGTCTGTCAACGCCAGGTCTTACAGGAAATCGCACAAGTCCATTTTTCTTCCAGTCCGCAGGAATATCAACAAACTCTGCTCTTAACTTGCGTCCCATAGTACCATCGTGCACATCTTCTGGATAGCTCAACCCTGCAGAAAAATCATCCTTTGGAACATAGTCCAAATCTAAATCTTGCGCTAAATCCTGGATTTTTGATTTTGATGTTAAGATGGAATCACCCACTCTTAATGTTCCCAAGGGAATACGAATTTTAGAGACTCTGTGTTCCAGAATTTCTAGGGCTTTGCTTGAGTAACGCATAATTTCATCTATGATTCGGCTTGTAAAATACACCTTTACGTCTGGAATAGCCTCACTGGTGCCTGTGTGGATTTTGCATTCACTGCCAATTAAGCTACACATTGGCGTATTAGCACACGTTTCGGCTGTTTGTACTCTGCAATCGCGTCTGAGAAGAGACAGTGATGGCATTACCTCTGCATGGGCGGAAGTATCTAACCAGTTATGTATTAATGGTTCTAATAATATATCACCACGACGACGCTTTTCATAAATAGGTAGATGAGATAATCGCAAACCTTTGAGCTGCTTGAGTGTTTTCTTACCGTCCTTGGTTCCTAACCACTCACTTAGACTAATGCGCAAATAATTATACGCCTCCTCTACTATTGCATCTGGTACTACGTCCAGAGCACTGGACTCTGAGTCATACCCTGACCGAAGAAATCTAATGTCTTCTAGCCAAGGCAACATCACAATGGGCTTTGCTCCCTTACCCTTTTTCATCAGCTCACTGAAAACAGGGTGCGGGTTGCGGGATAATTCTGCATATTCTACACCCTTGGGGCTAAATGGAATAATAGCATTGGATTGGACACGCAAGGCGCAGAAGCGCATCTCCTTTTCGTGTATCAATATTTCCAATGGTTTCAACCCTGTAATTTTGGCAAGTGGCGATTTACCAGACAATAGATTTAGGACCACATCAATAGGTGGACTTGGAAGGCTTTGTGTATCATATAGCGATTTAAGTTGCAAGCCTAAACTGCCATCTTCCAAGACGGGAATATATACGTGCGTTTCAGATGCAGGAGTTTTATATAATACACCTACTAATCTGTTACTGCGGTCACGCAGTAAATACTCAGGGACGGCTTCAGGTGCTGTTTTTAGCTTCAGCAGGGTCGATAAACGGGGCAAAGTGCTTGAATTCAAATCGGGCATCCATGGGTGTGGCGGATTCTCATACTTACCACAGCCTGTTTCAAAGGACAGAAACTGCTTAATAAAATCGCTTAGCGAATCTTGGGCGGTCTTATCTATTTCCGTAAATTTAGGGTCTGATTCATGAAACGTTGTTAATACAATGAATTTCTGCTTGTCCTTCTTACCCTTTTTGTTAGTTCCCTCCACGTATATAATCGGCTCATATACATTACTGGCTTTATCGTACCAAATAAAGGCTAGTGGCGGCTTGTACGATTTACTAAATTCAGACACACCGTAATCAGGGCACTTTATCTTGACTGACATAGCACCTTCATCATTTGTTGTACCCTCAAAAATTATAGGAATTAGACCCTGTGGGAAAATTACGTTTGGTGCCGCAAATAAATTTTCAAAGTGTCTTAATTCCTTGGTTGCTGTTTCGTCCTTGAGATAATTTACAAAATTAAACCAGGCGTTTGCCAACCTTACTACATGAGGTCTAATAGAAGGGTTCTTTGCCAAGTCGAAACCCTGCTCTACAGCAAAATTTTGAATTTGCGCAGTTGTTAAATTATCTGAGCCACCGGCAAATTCTTGAACTAAATTACCATAATTTGCACGTTCAAAGGCGCGGCGTAAATTTACTAGAAATTTCATTTCGTCGGCATCGGTTTGCTTTTCGGGCAGCAGTAATTTTAACACCGCGGCGGCTGTGTATACAGTTGGAATATCTAATTTAGTGCCTTTTAATGTGGGCTTTCCAGCACGCTGTAAATTACCAAGGTAAAAGCCAAGTAATTCTAAGAAACTCAATCCTGGTTTTGCGCCCTTATTACCTAGACCAAAGCGAACAAAGACCTTTGCTGTTTCTCTAAAGTGCTGAGCAACACCTACGGCTTTGACCACGGATTGGGAACCGTTTTGTCCAAGAATTTCATCAAGAGCAGGAGGACACAATCCAATCTTACCTGGCTCTAGTTGCCGTTTATCATAACCCAATATATACTGTGTGCGCATGGTTTTCAGTACTTTTGTTAATCCATCGTCTTCTAAGACGTCCTTTTCTTGCGCTTGCTCCTCTTCTTGGGGTTTTTCAACCGGCTCTTCAGCATCTTTACGCTTATCTTTTGGCAATGGTTCAGTATCCGCGGCGGGTTTCATTTGTGTTACTGTAGGTGATGTAAAGCAGCAGGGCAGCGCAAACTTATTAGGGTGAATATTATTCAAGTATCCTGCTATTTCATGTATTTCACCTGCTCCTGGTTTATTTTTACGCTTAATGACTGTTTCACCCTTCTTAGGATGTTTCAAGTCATCTAATACCTTTCCACCACAAAATGGACAGGCTTCTGCCTCCTTCTTGGCGCCGCCGCGGGTTTTAGTTCCTCTGAATTCAGAAGGAATTAAGGGCTTATTATCGCGAACACACCAAAATTCAGAGCAGATATAATAGTTTGGCTTTTCAGGATTTGAGCCCGCGCGTGCTACAAACCATATAGGCTTATCTGTATCCTTGCCCATTTTCTTCTTTCGTAGAATTCTACAGAACTGCCCCTGAAGACCTGGCTCCTCACATAGGGATTTTTCAAATAACTCCAAAAGCTCCTTCTTCTTCTTTGTCGGCTTGCCTCTAGCATCAATAACATCTGTGAAACCCTTATCAACCATTGCCTTTATCAAATCCTTATTTGATAGTTCGTCAATATCTAAAATAATATTATCTGGCGGCGGTAAGAAAACCCATTCCACCTGGTCACCATATTCCTTAACAAGAGCATCCAGTTGGTCCGCAACTAGTACATTTGGCTGGCGCGCAGAAGAGGCTTGGCATGTACGACTGTAGACTGTAACTGTCTTATCTGTTTGCGAATAGCCGAACAGTTTTTCGTCAAACATATCCAGTTGGGCTTTGTACCACTCCTTAAGGGGCTGCAAGGTCTGTGTTTTGGCGTCTGTAGGCGCAACCTTTTCTTCCGCTTGTGCTGGAGCCGCTGCAGCCTCTTCTTCCTCTTCCTCATCGTCATCGTCGCCTAGTAGCGCCATCCAGCGTGCCGCATTTGGCTGTACATTTGCTAATGCGGCTTTTGGTGCAGGCTGTGCATTTACTACTGGTGCTACAGGAGCCTCAGGTACAGCATCAACCTTGGCTTTTTTATCATAGTAAAGATAGGCGGTCATGACAGAAATAAGACGCTTAAATGTCTTCTCAGAATCTATGCCGATAAATGAAATAAAATAGACAGGGTGCGCAATTGTTATTTCTATATCTACACCGGTGTTATGCGCCCGCACAGGGTCGCCCTCCGTTGGTACTACCTCTTTTCTGCGTCTATACCAATCGTCAAATAAACGTTTGGCATCAGCCTCTGAGCGACCAAACTCCTCCATTGCACCCCTAATAAATATCTGAATCTGTTCACCTGCCTCCAATGATATGTCAGCGTCCTCCTCCAAGATTCGTTTTGTGAAATATGAAAATACCGCACCCTCCTGCTCATAATTATTGACCGCCTTCCACTTTAACATGACCTTTGTTTGCCCCGCCTCTTGCGCCGATTCTTCCAAAAATGGTGAAAAGAAGGCGACTCTGCGTTGGAGCTCTTTCTTATCTATCTTGTCAGCTGCAATCTCAATTCTGTAGGCAGCAGAAAGCTCATCTAGCTTAATATGAAGGGGCTCAGTGTAGCCAACAGAAAGAAGAGCTGTTTTTAATAGCGTCTTTGCCTCATCTAATACGCCTATTTCTAGAGGCATATCGCGTCTGGGCTCAACAAGAGTTATATTACACGAACCGTCCTCAAACCAATAGATAGTTAGGGCAACATTTCTTGTGGCGCGAACCTCTGCAGCAAGCGATGAAAATGGAATCTTAGCCATCATCACCGGTCCGAATTCTAGATTTGGCTCTTCATCTAAAAACGCAGCTAACATATCTTTATCATGAATTACTGGGAATCCAGATAATCCTGTTGCTAACTTTAATAATGGTTCGCCGCGACCGTTTGCTGGAAAGTAACGTAAAAAGGGCATAGCCTCAGACACCTTGAACTCATAAAAAAGAATATCAAGTGACTTGGACTCACCTGGATACTTTGGCATGACACCCTTCCACCGGCGCAAATGGCGCAATCTAAATGGTTCAGTGCCCTTGATTTTCGGCTCTTTTAATGTTGTATTTATTTCCTCTAAACGCGCATTGCGCTGTGTAATATACTCATTAGCAGCTTTGTATGATTCATCCGCGGCTTCTAAGACCTCTTTTTGCGATGACATTTTTGGAAAATACATTCTGATGTAGCCTTCCAGGATACCTGGTTTCTCCAACGGCGTCCGTTTATCTTCAACCATAAATTTTACGATAGATTCAACATTCCAAACGCTGACTGTAATAGGAGCCTTTTGTTCATGAAATATTGATTCTAAGAGTAGCCCCTCATTAAGGATGGGTGTTATTGCTTTTTGATTGCCCTGCGCGTCTACTAGTCGGCTATCGGGTGTACCGTCAAAGTCAAAGGGTGATGGAACTCCTTCGGATAGTGTTGTTCTATCTGACCATGTCATATCTAGCGGTTTATATGAGCCATCCTCCTGTTCTTGAGCTAACCATTGGCGATTGGGCGACCATTCCACATTACCCTCATGGTGAATCCATATTTGTCGTTTGAGGTCCGCTATAGTTGTAAATCCATATTGGTTGTCCAATACAATCTCATCAAAACCGGGTACCTTTGTATACATTTTTACGTGAATCTTAAATGAGCCCAACGATGTGAGCCGCTTTGGCTCAACAATGTTGTCCATCCTCTCTACGTCTGTATGTTCTTTTTACCCTGTAATTTTGCCGTTTATAAAATTCCATAATCATGAAATTTCATTAATAGCGTTCTTGTTATTTATTCAGGTTTTGTGCCATCAGACATAGACTCTTTGTACTTTGGCGAATCTGTAATATAGACTCCACAGTATTCAACAGGGTGCGCGGCAAAATCTTGATATTCGTAAATACCCAATGCCTCTGCTTTATCTAGGAGCCAGGCGAAATGGTTCCAAAACTCTTTTGTGTGACCGATGCTACTGGTACCAATGTGAGACATTTCGTGTAATGCCACAAATAAAAGAATATTATCATCGACCAAATTTTCGGCTTCATCGCGTTGTCTCAAACACATAAAAATCTTTTCACCCTTGTTAACACTATATGATGTAAATGATGCATCAGGTGTTGATTCAGTAAAACGGTCAGGATTCGCGTCAAAGTTCTTAATTATTTTCTTTACGAAAGGGCGGTCTTTATAGGTCTGGTCCAAATGCTTCATAAGACGCAGCAGACTTGCACGGATTTTAGCAAGACGGTCGGCGGCATCCTGTTTGTCCTTCATATTGCGAACTAGATAACTTTTTTTGTCGACGGATGACTCTACATATGCCATTTCGTACTTATCTTTTTTGAAATGATAAGCACCTATTGCTGCACTAGCAATGCCTAGCACTAGTGCTACACCACTGACACCATCTGCCATCCTATGGTCTTATACTAAAATTATGCGCGACCTTTTTATAAAATTATTATTGCAAAAATAATTTTATAAATTTGAACTATGATATACGTTTAACCAATCTCCAAAGAGCGTCTGTTGATGTCGGGCTCAATCGTGGACTGGTTCCAGATTGACACCTTGACCTGAGGATTGGGAGGGTCACTGCGGAGCTGGTAGTTGGCATTGCGCAAGCTCTGTCCAATCGTGTTGACACCGATTAAAGCGCCAGCACTGAGGTAGTTCTTGCCAGCAATGTCACCCTGTCCCTGAGGATTGACCTGCGCCCACTTGGAGTTAGGGTCATTGGGAAGGAGCTCTTGAGGCGCAATCTGGTCCTTGGGGTAGCAGTTAGCAGGCTTCTTAGCATCCTTGAAAGGCATTGGCGCAGGTGTCAATGTTTCAAAGCCCTCAACTGTATCAGCA